GAGGGTTTGATTTCCGGTGCCTTACCACTGATGAAGGCTGAGGTGCGCCCGGCTGCGTTCAGAATAGCGGTTGCCAGCCCTCTTTCAGTTTGTGTGTCAGCTTTTCCGCAAGGTCTGACGGCGACGCCGCCCTGACAACATCATAATGTTTAAATGTCATTATTCCTCCCCTTTCCGGGATTTTCCTCAACAGTTGCGGGCCACGGTCCGGCCACAAGGAGAATCAAAAGAGGAGAACCGCAGCCCGCAAAACGAAAAAGGCCGCGCAGTTGCGCAGCCTTATAAACCCTGGTTAAAATCCACACGATAAAAATGACAATGCAAGTATCTCATGCTGTTGCCCGAACCCACTCGGGCTTTTTTTTGCATGTAAAAAGGCTCCTGCGATGAGAAGCCTGGATATATGCCTAATCTCTGTATACAGCATGATGCCGGGTGCCTCCCGGTGAATTCTGCAATGACCAGACAGAATCCGCAACTTGCCTATACAATACGCAACCAAACATCTGTCATTATGCCCCGCCGCTCAGGGGGATTCATCATGCAGGATTTTTTTAACAAACGCTCAGCATGTCAGGCAACAGTCAACTGCCTGAATTGTGAGGCATTTAACATTTCACTGTCCGGTGTCTTTCCTGTAATAAAAAGCCCGCAAAAGAGAGTCAGGGCAGATAAGTGTGGTGTGGTGCGTTGTACTGGATTCGAACCAGTGACCGATTGCTTAGAAGGCAATTGCTCTGTCCGGCTGAGCTAACAACGCAGAATACCGATAATGGACCGCCACCGGGGACTCCGAATCTCGCACAGGGTGACGTTCTTTCCTGATGAGCTAGTGGCGGTTGGTGGCCCTTGCTGGATTTGAACCAGCGACCTGGCGATTATGAGTCGCTCGCTCTCACCGCTGAGCTAAAGGGCCGATTGCTGAATAATAACGACGCATGATTAACTCCGCAATCTCATCCGTTACGAATGATTAAATCCTGTACTTCCCGCACCGTCTGCTCAAAACGTTCAGTCTCCAGTTCAACGCCAGTTGCACGACGTCCCAGCGCCATCGCTGCTTTCACTGTCGACCCCGACCCCATGAAGAAATCTGCAACCAGGTCTCCCGGACGACTGCTTGCGCTGATTATCTGCTGCAACATTTCTGCCGGTTTTTCGCACGGATGTTTCCCTGGATAGTACTGCACCGGTTTATACGTCCACACATCGGTGTACGGCACCTGCACCGTCACACCGAAATACCGCCGCAGATGCTTATATTCACTCTGCAGCTCCGCATACTGTCGGTTCAGAGAGGCATACGTATCCACCAGCTGGTGGTGGGGCTTTTCCAGTTCACCCCGCTGATGCTTCTCTTCTGCCACCCGGGCAAACAGTGCCTGTAATTTCAGATAATCGCTTTCGTTCGGCAGCTGCCACTGACCGGCACTGAACCAGTGCGACACCATGTTTTTCTTTCCTGTGGCATCTGCAATCTGTTTTGCCGTTATCCCCAGGACAGCGCGCGCATCACGAAAGTAAGCAATCAGCGGGGCCATCACATGCTGTTTCAGTGTCCTACCCTTCGCCTCATACCCGGCATCTTTCGGACGATACGGCCCCTGATAATGCTCTGCGAACAGAATGCGCTCTGTGGCGGGGAAATACGCCCGCAGGCTTTCCTTGTTGCACCCGTTCCAGCGTCCGGACGGCTTTGCCCAGATGATATGGTTCAGCACGTTAAACCGCTCACGCATCATGATTTCGGTGTCAGATGCCAGACGATGGCCACAGAACAGGTAAAGACTTCCGGCAGGTTTCAGCACCCGCCAGAACTGCGCAAGACACTGGTCCAGCCACTTCAGGTAATCTTCATCACCCGCCCACTGGTTATCCCAGCCCTCGGGTTTCACTTTGAAGTACGGCGGGTCCGTGACTATCAGGTCAACAGAATTTTCGGGTAACGACCGCATAAATTCCAGGCAGTCGGCGTTGATTAACTCACAACTGGATATTTTTACAGTATTAAGCATGGATCATTAAGCCTGTCTCTGATAGGCTCATTCTGCTTTTGCGCAAAGCAGTGGGCCTGAGGTTTGCTTGTGAACCCAACGCATGAGCAGATGGCTGGTGGGTGCCCCTTACACCCACCAGCCGCCCATTTACCACAAATAAAAAAGCCTTCAGGACTGAAGGCGTCTGTAACAACCAAACTGATAGTCTGCCAGACCCGCCATAACCAGCTGGGTCAGTATTAACTGGCAGCGTTCGCGTGAAAGGTAAGTATTCTGCGCAATCTCCCCGACTGTCGCCGGGTCGGTAACGCTTAATTCATTAAACACCACTCTGGCGGTTTCTGTCATATCCTGCTGTTTCAGCATGTCTTTTTCCCTTTTCCGGTTAACGTGACACACCAATAACTCTTGTCGAAAAAGCCAGCAACCTGAAAGAACGGTATTAATAACCACCAGCGAATTTATTGCGCTGCTGTATATTACGGACACAAAAAAACCACCTTCCGGTGGCTTCCTTGTGCGAAAAAACTTGCATTTCGCCTCGCGATACAGCTTTGCGAAGCTTACAGGAATTCAAGCTGTTTCTGCGTAAAAAAGCAAGCTTTTTTTATCGAAATGAATCGTGCATAGGTACATAAAGCATGTGTTCAGCCACGGCTAACCAACCTGCAATACGTTTCTCACATGTGCTGAAACACCATTCCGGGTGAGTACGATTTAAACATTCTGCCATTTTTCTCTTACTCATTCCCCGTCCTTCGTACCTTTGCCGGAGAATATTGATTAGCCCGGGATATTCCCCAAGCACCTCACTGATAACGCGATCAATAATCAACGCCTCTGTGTCTGTACAATGTGACAACCAGCTCTTCTGCTTCCCTCTGGTCATATCCCGAAAAAATGCCTCAAGTTCCGGTTTTTCCAGCCCGGATTTCTTCATGCTGCGTAAAACCTCATTAACTGCTGTTTTCGTCAGCTTTTTCGAAACCAGTAACCGGTTAAACATATTTCCGGATTTACCCCCACCGATATACGACCACCGCCCCCACATCCGTAATTTCCCCTGGATCCAGACTGCTTCCAGCGTGTTCAGGCGTAAATGTTCGCCGCTTTTGCCTGTAATTTCCGGATATATCATATTTACGCTCACTCACTCTCAATTTTGTAAATCTTCACACCCAGCCGTCCACCAGATACTGGCTGACCACGTACAATATTGATTTCATCAAACTGCTCATCGTCCATTAACACTCCCGCATGCGTCAGCGCATCCAGCGGTGCTTTCAGAATATTGTCCAGGTCACGACGACGCTTATCCGGTGGCTCTGCAATAATTTTTATTGCCAGCCGTCCGGACAGGCTTAATTTCAGTCGCTGCTGGCGAACAATAAGCACCACTGCCCGGCGATAACGCTCCCCGGCTTTTGATACAAAATATGTGCTGCCACGGCGTCGCCAGTAAGTGTTCACCGTCGGCGGGTAAGGTAAAACCAAATCTATGAGCATCAGTCACCTCTTTTACCCGAGCACGCCAGTCGCAAAGGCGTGATCAAGAAAACGAAAAATTAACTCAATCTGAGAGCCGTACTTTTTCTCAAACTCCAGCGGGTCTGCATGAAGTTCGTTGTGGTGCTCCCGGCACAACGGTAGCGTGAAAATATCGTGGGCCTTTGTCCCCATTCCCCCCTGACCATGACCAATCAGGTGATGCGGATCGTCAGCAGGCTTACCACAACACGCACACGGCTGTGTCTTTACCCAGCGCGTGTATTTCTCATTAACCCAGCGGCAACGTTTAGGCCGCCTCATGAACGATTCAGGAGACTCCGGATCAACGGCGATACTGACAACCGTTTTTTTCTGTGGTGGATTTTGTTGCTGGTGGACGTGAAGTGGCAGCGCAATATTTTTTGTGCGCTGCTTCAGTATGCTGATGGCTGTCTGTTCTCCCGGTACGATGTCACTCTCACGGTATACGGAGCGGATTTTTTCCGCTGGTAATCCCAGCGAACGACGCGCTACTGCCTCAGGTAGTGCATCCACCACCTGATTGCAGGCCGCCCACCAGGATAATTCAGCCAGCGATAATTCACGCTCCTGTGTGCCATTCATTGCGTGACGAATGACGTCAATCATCCATGCTGACAGGTTTTGGTGAGCAAGTTGCTCAAGTGATTCGGAGGTCTGGTCACGCAACTGGTTGTCGCAGTGCCAGCACAACACCATTGCGCCGGTACCATAACGGTGAATGACGGTTTCACTGTGGTGATAATCGCCGTGTGGCCACTGGCAGGATTTAACATGGCGCAGTAACCAGTCAGACAGTGCGCCAGCGCCACCAGCAGCACGAATCACTCGTTCGTCGCTGAAAAATGGCAGTAATGATTTATCCTCCGCCAGCGGCTGGCGAACGGCAGGAACGACCCCGGACGGCAGATTACGCATGCTTTTCGGTTCCGGCTCCACCAGTACCCGGGTATTGTGGAATACCGGCATGGATTCACGGCCCGGCTTAACGATCACCAGCCCGAGTTCCGGTACCAGAACAGGTCGAAGTAATACCCGCACGTTACCTCCAGATGCGTTGCTGGAATGTGCGGGACGGACGCGGTGGGCGTTCGGAGTAAGGAAGCCTGACGGAGATTATCCAGTGACGATAATCGAGACTGAGGGCTTTCTTAACCTCGTATCCGCGCCTGCGGTAACACTGAATCAGCCATTCAGCCTGTTCTTCGGTGCAGGGGTCGTGCTGATACCAGTCAGATTTGAATGCATGAGAACGCCGCCCGTGCCTGCTGGCAGGGGCGGCAGAGTTATCCGAATTGTAAAATTTGGTATCGTGCGCCATCTGTTTTCTCTGCTGGCGCAGCAGGTGCCAGTTGTTCAGGCTGACGGATGGATTGTAAACCAGAACGACCAGAAAAAACAAAACCCGCCGAAGCGGGTTAAGTGCGGGTGCGTTGAGGATGCCTGACACATCAGCGGTGGCGAGGGATTTCTCCCCCGCCTGGTCTCTTACTCCTCAGGTTCGTAAGCTGTGAAGACAGCGACCTCCGTCTGGCCGGTTCGGATTCGTACCTCGCAGAGGTCTTTCCTCGTTACCAGTGCCGTCACTATGACGGTTAAACAGATGACGATCAGGGCGATTAACATCGCCTTTTGCTGCTTCATAACCTGCTTCTCCTTGCCTTTCGGCGCGTAAGAGGCTAACCTACGTTTGTGAAGCATAGATTGGGCCTCAGATTAATGTTAAGCGTCTTGCAGGACGCGTAATGTTAACTGGGGCTTTTCTCTGTCTGCCTTACGGTGGCATGCCCGAGGCAGACAGCCTCAAGCACCCGCAGCAATTCTACTTAACTCTCGCTTTACAGCAAACCGTTTTGCCCGATATGGGAATTCCCATACGGAATGAATTCAGTTCCCCAGGCGCTCCATCAAAAACACAACCAGGCAGTAAACACCCACAACAGCAATAACAGCCAGAGCGCCTTCCATTACCAGTGAAATATCATCCGACATATTCCCTCCCTTGGTGTGAATCCCGGCGAACGTTTTTACCCCCACCGACAAATAACATATACTAGAAAAGCAATAGCTATAGCAACGCCTGCAAATGCATCTGGCCGGCTCATTGGTTCTCCCCCTGTGTCGCTTCTACTGCGATCTGACTGGCGTATTCGTTAATGGTAACGATAAGTTCTTGCTCGGCCTCATCCAGACAACTACCGATACCTCGCCTGTCCACTTCAGAAGCATCGAAATCTGCACGAAGCCTGGCGACCTTCAGGATTGCGGACAACACCTCATCAGGGATTGCCGGAGAGTTGGTTGACGTTTCCGAGATTATCCGAAAATTATTGGTTGACGAACCCTTATTTTCCCGAAAGTTTCCAGCCTGAAGCATGGCGGCGCGGTGACACCAGATAATCCAGCCAAGCGCCATATCCCATGCCATGTATTCTCTATCGCCATTTTTTGCTCTGCGGCGATCTACAGATTCCCCGAAACGCTTCTCCATAAATAATTCATAGGCTGCCCGTTCATCCGATACTGATGCCAGTGATGCCAGTGCAATTTTTAATGCGGTAAGCATGTTGTTTTGATCTTCATCGAGTCCGAACGGTATTTCATCCCGTGATGACTCAATTCCGGTAATCGTGTTCTGTAGCCATTCTTTGGTTAATTCAGTCATTTTTCACTACCGCCCTTTCGGGCGGTCTCCTGATGTTCTGAGGGTGCAGGAATCCCTCCGGTTAAGGATTTAATAAAAATCATTTCTGATTTAAATTTTCAGTGTTTAGTTGTTGGTTTATAGCCTTTATGCTTCGGCCTTATTTCTCAGCCATACACAAACAGGACCATCTTCGGTGTCATGTATCGAACCGATAAACCATCCCTCACCTTCTGGTCGCTCAGGTTCCCATGCTGAAATATCAGGGCCATCTGCGTCCAGATTAAAATCATCTTCATCCATACTACGGATAGCCCACTGAAGATTATTTTTCTCCATCCAGGCGTTAAACTCTTCCGTTGAAATATATTCCCGACCATCACAGAATTTTTCATATTCAGGATGCGTCCAGCAGCCATATTCATTACGTTCCACTGGCATTTCTTTAATTACGCTCATTTACCCCCCTTATTTAATTTTCTACGACACTTTTTACAATCATCTGGACTTTCGAATGTATCCGGCTCACGCTCATTGCCAAAATACATCCACCCACCGCAAATACTTGTTATTTCACCTTCAGCAAAATAATGATGTTTTTTCGCCATAAGTGACCTTGCCCAGCCCGGATTCGTTTTACTCACTTGTTGCCTCCTTTGCGAAGCTCTGCGACTAACTCGTCACATATGTGCGTCAAAGAGCAAAGTTTGATTGCTGGATGTTCGCGCACCATCTCCACACCCTGCGCCCGCAATTCTGCCAGAAAAGCGTAGGGGTCAGTTTTTTCACTGTGGTACATGGCATCATAGATAATCATTGCAGCGACACCTGCCTGTCCTGCATCTGTGACGGATATATGCTCAAGGGCTACGGCCATTGCGTGTTTCAACCTCTCATTTTCCACCTCAAGCACCACACGATTAGCCTCCAGCTCTTCTATGCGTTTTTTTGCTGCTCCCAGCTCAACACGCAGCTCCTGATAGTTAATCTCGCTCATTCTCCTTCCTCCCGCACTGCTGTTTTATATGCCCGAAGCACATGCGATGTTTTTCCTGACACAGTGCTTCTCAGAAAGAAAATTCCACTGGTGTTTATTACCAGATACGGGTCAGCAAGACGCAGCATATCCAGTATGTGATTATGTTTTCTTGTTTCCAGCACCGTACTTGAAATAAGCATATGTGACACGGGGCCGAAATCATGATATCTGATTTTCATATCATCACCCTGCTGTAAAAATTACCCGTTATCTCCTGTCGTTATTTTCTGTATGACATCACGATGCTTATTAATTTCCCGCAGCGCGGCGCATAAGCGCTCCCACTTCTGAACCTGACCTTTTGCCCGGCGCAGCTCGCGGTTAGCCACATGCAGCGATGGTAAAATCAGACCATCCGGATGCTTTCTGATGAACGACGACTGTGACTGCACTGTGACCGCCACACTTTCAGTTTTAATTTCTTCCTGTGTTTCCGCTTCCCGGACTGGTAACGCAACACCTGCCGGCTGAGGAAAGGCTTTACCATCGGTTTCCGTTACCGATGCAGCTTTCGGCTCTGCCGGTAAATTATCGCCCGGTATGCAGTAACGATATTTACCGTCCTGATTTACGCGAATCAGACGACCTTTGCTGACAGCCATCGCCAGTGATGAATTCGCCCGGCGGGAGGTAATCCCGAACATTAACGCCAGTTCGTCAGCCGACTGAGGACCATGCTGTTCAATCGCGTTAATCAGCATCTCTGCAGTGGTTTTTGGGGCCGCTTCAGTTGCCTCACTCGTCAGCCACCACATCGACCCCTTGTTATCAGCTTCGCCACGACGCTTCAGCTTCCAGAGTTCGGTAACAGCATCGTCACGGCTGATTTCAAGACGGGCTGCAATCTCGTGCGACGAGGCTTTTTTCAGTGCTTTCAGTGCGTCAAAAACGGTTTCCATTAAATTTTCCTCCCGGTAAAAATTACTTCTCAACTCAGACAAAACCGGCCGCCTTCCGGCGCTCATATTCCTGTTTCAGCAATTCAATTGGCGTTGGCCCTGGCGGGCGTTTGGGTGCTGCCAGTTGTCGCCGGACTGGCGGAACACTGAGGCCATTACCAACATGCTTTGCCCATTTCGTCAGCTGCCTTTCCACAAGCCGTTTTAACTCCCCTTCGGTCATCTGGCGCTCAATCCCCTTTGAACGCATCTCGAGGCAAATGTGGTACAGCACCGGCTGTGGCCACGGGTATTTATCACTCCCGTCGTACCGCCAGGATT